ATACTCAGACTTATAAACTCCTTCAATATCAACGTATTGTCCATAAAAACCACTAGACACATAAAAGTCCGAAGAATCTTCTTGATTCTCCGGAACAGGAGAGACGATAGATTTTTTTGATCTATCGTCCTCCGAGTCTTGGATTTTGAAACCAAATAATTTAGGCATTACTCAAGTGTAAACTCTGTTTCTACTATTTATTGTAGTTATTTACTGTGGATTTAATACTTCCTCATCAGTGTTTAATTGGGTAACACCAGAAGAGTCAAGAGCATCCCACCACTGAACTTGAAGATCAACTGTAAATTCTTCAATAGTGTCTGTAGAATCATAAGAAAGATCAATTGCACTGACTGAAGTTGGGAAAACTCCATAGAACTTATATGCTTTTAGGACTGGAATTGCATCTCCAGGACCAGTAACAGTTGGATTTGTTACGTCAGAACCAGCAGAACCTGTTGAAGCTCTACCATACTGTTTTACAATAGCGTTTCTTTGATATTGAGCTGGATTAATTAATCCAGAAGCATCATCATGTTTGTTGATGGCATTCATCCATCTTTCAAAAGCAGTTCTCAATCCAAAATCAACATCATTAATAACAGTAATTGTCCAGACATCAAATGTTCTGTCACCAGCAATTTTAAGATTTCTTCCTCTAAAAGGAACTTCAATAACTCCAACAGTTGACGCTGGGAGGTTTGCAGCTTTAATCATGAACCTTGATAGTTCAGTGATATTATTTGTTTGATTAGTACCAGTGTTGCTATTTGTAGAAGATAGTGCAAAGGTAGGAAATGCCAATTCACATTCAAAAAGGTTTGGTCTTGCCGCGCCTCCAATCAATCTGGCTTTGAAATCTTCTAAAGTTCTGGAACTAAAACTTGGTGTGTTTGAAAATGCCATTGTTCTTTACCTCGTAGGGATTGATGTTTTAACTAAAATTAAACGGTTCCAACAACCTCTTCAAAGCTAATTCCAGTTCTATTAGCAACGAAGGTCAGACCAATGAAGTTGATTGATCTTGCTGGTTTTACAAAAATATCAGCCCTAAACTGATTAGAGTCAATTACGTCTGGCGTATTGTTTGATTCATCACAGACAACTAGGAAATCTGTAATTCCTCTCTTTGCTTTTACGTCACGTAGATATGGTTCAACAATGTTTATAAAGTTTGATCTAGTAATAACATCATTGAATTCAAATAGTTGTGCTTTTGCTGCTCTTGAGATCGTATCCTCAATAGTTAAGAACAAACGACGAACGTTAATTCTATCAAAAGCGGAAGAATAAGATAGTCCAGTCTTGTCTCCGAAGAGAATAATTCCAGCACCAGGAGAGAAGATAACTGGGTTAATTCTCTTTGGATATAGAAGATCTCTTTGAGCTTGAGATGGATTATATGCAAGTTTGATTGCATTATTAATTGATCCTCTGGCGGCACCCGCTGGGGAGAACCATGGATAATTATTGATAGATGTTCTTGCCATTAATCCGGCAATGTCTCCGTTTAATGGAATATATCTAAATTCATTATTGAATCTATCAAAGGTGTACTTATATCCAGAATCAAATACTGCATATGAAGAAGACGTGATAGAATTATAATAATCAATAATATTTTGAGTTTGAGTATCACTATTTGTGATATTTACAACTGAAGCTCTGTGTGGGGATAGAACCGCAACACAATCCTTTCTTGATTCGGCAATAGCTATGAGTTTGTTTGCTTTTGCTTGTGACTCAAATACAGTGCTTCCACCACTAGGACCTGAGATCAGGAAATTAACAGCATATTCTGCTGGATTTGATAAAATATCATAAGAAGAAATAATATCTGAAAGAGAAGCGCTGTATCCAGAAGTTGCTCCATAATTTGCTCCACTTGATAGTGGATATGTTTTTGGTCCAGTTAGTCCAAATACAACAGAAGCTGCATTTTGTCCCCATGCGATACTTCCACCAGTTAATGGAGTGTATCCATCCAAAGTTGTGAACTTAGGAGCAAGTACGGAATCAGATGTTCCTGCAAAAATGTATGCTGAACTATTGGCAATGTAAGACTTATAGTAAATCCCTTCAAATGGAGATGTTTTGCCATCTAGAGCTTTGGATAGATTGACCCACTTTTCAAGAATATTTCCAGCAACACCAGTTAGTGAACCGGAATCATCTACTACAACAATGTGCATTTCGTCATTCTTTCCAGTTCTCTCAGCAGCATACTGGGAAGTACCTGGTTTTGGTGCAATGGATTTCCAATATACTGTTGAATTGGTTAATCCTAAAGTTTGTTGATCGTACCAATCTACCATAGGGTTGCGACCAGGCGATGGAAGAAGTCCCTCACCGTAACCTAAAGTTCCATCACCAGAACTGCGAGTATAAGTAACAACTAATGTCGTTGAAGCTAATGATACTTGTGCGCCTGTTGCGATTGTAATAGTGTTCGTACTTACTCCGGTGACTCTTGCTGAGAAAGAATCGTTAAGACTACGGATTAGATCTCCAGTAGAAATGTCGGAGAATTCACTTGAAGTGCCAAAATCATCATTTAGAATAGAGATTGTAGTTGATCCTACACCAACAGTACATGCATTTGTAATTCTTGCTTTTTCTAAAGAAGTTGCAGTTCCAACATTATTGAATACTTGAATATAGCTAAGATTTGGTGTCAATTGGCTTATTGGGTCCTTTCCGTATACAGTTTCAACTGTAAGTCCTGTTATAGCGTCCGTGTTTGATAGTATTTTAACGTCTACACTTCCACTGTTTACTTTAGTAATAATTCCCTTTACATATCCAGCAAATGTTCCAACAGTTCCATCAGTCTTTGCATATGAAGTTGTAAATCCACACGTCATTGCATAACCAACTTGTAAACCAAAAGTTCCAATAGCAATTCTTTGATCTGCTGCACCGTCTATTACACAAACTTTAAGTCCATTAGCCCATGAACCAGGTTCTCTTGCTGCATAAATCCAATCTGTAGCTGCAGAATAATTGTTTGAATAATCTTCTGATGATTTTATTTTTAGTGATAGTGGTGATGATACGGGAGCATGTGCATTTACTAAATTAGAATTATCGGTTCTAATTACTCTCAATGTTCCACCATAAGAAAGATATGCTGATGCTGACAACCAATATTCGTACTGAGCGTCGGTATTGCTTGGCTTTCCGAATGTATTAAGAAGATCTTGTTCTGTTTCAACCAAGACAGGAACATTGACAGGACCTTTTGCAAATGGACCAGCAATGGCTCCAACCTGGTCATTGGCAGGATCAATTCTGCCAACTGTTAGGTCAACCTCCCTAACTTTAACACCTGGAGATACTAGATTGAGCGACATGTCTTTCCCTCTAAAGAAGTTCAATTAAACTACAAATATTTATTATTTGCTAACTTTATATTGGGGAAACTGCCAGTGAACAAGATTACCAGTCTGGATATTGCCAATTAAATTCCTTTTGTTGGTATTCTTTACTATATTGGCGTTTAGTTGTTATTCTTTTAATCGTACATACCTTACATTCATAGGAATATGCAGATGGAATATCTCCACGTCCTTTACGAGTTAAATAAAATCCATCTATAAGATCTTTTATATTACCACAAACTCTACACTTTCTTTCGGTTAAAAATAAATGTTCTAGTTCAAACTGATCTTCAATATCCATTATCTGTAATCCCACATATATTGACTATCTCCATATTCATCAACATGCCAACGGTTTCCAGAATCATCAACAAAACTTTCTCCACCCTCTAATCCATCAGTAATAAATCCAAATGGAGCCATGTCTTGTTCTATTTGATTCTTCTGTTCTTCATAAATTCTCTTACGGACATCGTTATCCGTCATTTCTTTGAAATATGGTTGCATGACCAACCATGCAAATATAACCAGACACATTGCTAGGTCATCATTACAACCATCTTCAGCCTCAAATGAATTTGCCTTTTGGATAAAGGTAGTCAATTCGCTAATTACATCATAGTCATTGATTAGTAACTTATCATCTTCAATCAATGTCTTAAGATTCATGCATCCAATTTTCTTGACATTCTTGGACATCTTGACGCCCATCTGGGATTTCTTTCCAGAGAATCCTTGGCCCACAAGTTGTCCTGCACGACCTCTCATTGTACACATAAGGACATTATCATACTCCAAATCCATATGGAGAATCTGACCTACTTGTTCTCCGATATCATTGACTTCTACTAAAATATAGGCTTTATTATAAGCCATTGCAAGGTCTTTGATGATGCTTGGGAAAAGCATTGGTTTTATCTGATTATTTCTATACTTTCCAACTAATCTATATGGGAAAGTGGTTGTATCGCAAATAGTAAATGCAGAATAATCTTTTTCTACCCCACGAGCAACGTCAACGGTAATTACATAGTTGTGATCTTTTTGTGGTTCCTCATAGATGTCCAATCCTGCATTGCGTTTGATTGGATCATCATAAACTAAAGATCTGAGTTTAGCTGCAGATACAAGAGTATCAACGGATCCTAGGAATTCACACTCAAACTCAACTTTGAATTGTTGTTCAGAAGTGTTTGCAATAGTCTGAGCTTTCCATTTTTCGTCTCTACCAGGAACTTCGGACCAATGAACATCTGTCGGCACATATTCATTTTTGCCTCTTTCCGCATCATGCCAAATACGGTAAAAGTGATTCATACCCTTTGGGGTAGAAACAATCAAGACTTTCGTGCTTTTACCTGACGAAATAGTAGGATATACAGAGGCAAAGAACTCGTCAGCAATGTGATTCGGGATGAATGCGAACTCGTCCAGAAAGATGACATTGTACGATCCGCCACG